CTGTGCGACTAGAATCCCTCCATTTCCATAACAAGTGCCACAGTACCTTTTGTTTTTCAAGGACTTACGTAGTTTAGTCTTTGCCATGTCTGCCTGCCCACACTGTCATATGTTTGTCAAGCTGTTGCTTGCCGTAACTTAATCAAGTATATACACACATGTGTTACGATGTCAAGTCAAACCGGTTGCACAGAGAGCGAGTGCAACAACGATGCAACAATTTTGTTATGTATTATTACTAAATCAGTATGTGTGTTGTGCTAAGTCATTGATGTATATAAACAAAAAAGCCCCACCTGAATGTAGATGGGGCTTGCTAATATAAAATATCTTTTAAATTTATTTAGTAGCTATCCATTTTGTCCTCCTTTGGTTAGCGACATCATTGAGAAGACGATGACCATAATTAACTTAATAATACACACACAAGACAGTATTGTCAAGTGCGTGCGGCCTTAATCTATCACATACGTAATTATGCTAAGCCATTGATTAATATACTATATTGAGAGCTATACAAAAATAATTTAAAACAATGCTTGACAGCATACGGTTATGCAGTTATACTGCAATCAAGATCAGGATAGCATTGCGTAACACACAGAACGGAGGATATATTGTAATGACAATAACTATAAAACTTGACGATGGTCGATTATGTAACGATTGTCCATGTAAAGCCAACCATCCCAATGATGGAAGTACTTATTGTAGTATGGGATATTGGGATTATGCAAATTATGATGAGCAAAGCAATACCAAGCGTCCGCAGGTTTGTATAAACAATCATGGGATATGATCCGAATAAGATTGATGCCCAGACATATCAGATGTTTGCTGAAGCGGCGCTATCAACTATCCGGTCTCGCAGCTATTCGCCGATGTTGAACAGAAACCAAAGAGCTTAACACCGGGCAATAATGTAAACAGTCATTGAAAAGAGGTAAACATGGATAAAAAAAACACGGTAAAAATGACAATCTACATCTCGCAAGAGACATTTCAAAAGCTGAGAAAGAAGGGTTACCTGGATGATGTCAAGCACACTGAAATTATACGGCAAGCTATAGATTCTTACTTGACTGAGCATGCAAAGCAGTTAACAACATGGAGGGAGTAAGATGGGAAGAATTATCGACCCAAAAAACGAGCCCAAAAGCTTCAAAGAATTTGTTTATGTCAACCACAGGAGACAAAATGACTGGAGAGGAAATAAAGAAAACACGGGAAGGCCTGGGGTTAACCCAAGAACAATTAGCCCCCCTTGTGGGAGTGTCGGTTTCCACCGTTAGCCGCGTGAATTGTCTGGTGGAATTGAAAGAGAGACATTTGAAAAGATTGTTAGTAGTGTTAAATACTAGATTAGTAACCGCACAAAAAGAGATTCTTGCTCAGTCAATGTCAATATCACAAAAACTGGTCTTAAAGGGAAGTGGTCTTGATGTTTTGGGTAATCAGCATGGATTGTTAAGAACAAAAAAAGAACCTGACGATCAATATCGATCTCGTTTATTAGCACATATAAGAAGCCAAACGAAAACCCACATATCTACTAGAAGGCACCCCATTGAAATAAATTGTGAGTAAAATTTGATAAGGATGATTTTCAAATAAGTTTAGAGCCACTTAAAACTTGCGTAATTTGCGAAAGGGAAAAAATGAATAAAACAGGTAAGGTAAAAAAGGTAGAATTTATTAATTTTACCCCAAATGCGGAGGGCTTTTCTGACATTCCAGGAAGAGAGACTTACTTAAACTTTAGCACCCGCCTCAGTGAATTAGCCCAAACGCTATCAATGCTCGTGGTAGAGAAATAAAGCTTTCTTGCCATAGTCAGCCACTTGATGCGTTTGGGCTGTTTTCTGTTATCGAATGCCTGAACCATCTTTATCTTTTTCCCCCGGAATTTATAAAGGCCCTTTCTGAATTTCCTGTGCTTCGTGATTACAAAGGCTTTTTTTGCTTTGGCCTTAAGCATAAGGAAGGTTCGCTGTTCGTATGTCTTGCCTTCGTAGTTATCCGGAGTATCAAACGTGGAGGTCCTATCCATTCTTAGCGATCTGGGTATTTGTTTCGAGCCGCCTCCACGTGCAAACAAGGTTGCTGTGCGCGTCCTCTCAGTCTGTGTACCCAGTTCTTGCTCTTCCCAACCAGTGAACCGGTTACGCTTAATAGAGCCCGCCGTGGCCACCTGAGCGGCCATAGGAACATTGCCCTTTGCTCTATTGAACCGAAGCGCGCCGCTGACAAAGTTCTTGTTCCGCACAGTCATTCTGTTGTTTACGATTAACAGTGATTTTCGGCGGGTACCAGCGGCAAACGACGTTAAAGTGGATGCGGAGGCGCGGGCAAATTGCTTAGGCGCTTTTTTATAAAATTTTTTAAGCCTAACCAGGTCTTTAGCATCTATGTCAAATAATTGTTCTGGCATTTTACACCGATCGGCTATAACTCGTCATCATAGTTACCTTTTTGTAGCTTCCTGTTCCACTTAATTACTTTGGCCGTATCGACCTCGGCTTCGGGCTTCGCAAGTTCTGTATCAATCTTATCTTCCAATGCCTGCCGCTTTTCGGCGGTGGTTACAACAGATTCGTCAATGTAGACGCCTTGGCCTTTTGCTCCTCGCCTCTTTTCCTTGTCTCCTTGTGGTAGTTCAGAAGCTTCTACATCCTCATATTCCAGTCCATCAAGTCCAGACTTTGGAGCGTCTTTCTCCGCTATCCTATCTATCATCTCTTGGTCTGTCTCTCCCGGTATTCTTGCCTTCGGTGGGAAAGACATAATAGATACAGTTCCATCTTCTTTGTAAAATATTCGACATAAATTCATAAAACCTCCTCCTATTGGTCTCCAATTGCTATAATACTAGCAATTTCCACATCAATCGCGGAATTATTTTGGTCATGAAAAATTACCCTCATTGAACCTACAGATAACCCGCTACTTTTCTCTATCGCCATTTGTACAATATTTGACCCATCTGCCGCAAGGCGCTTGGCAACGCCTACGGGTGCATAGTTGGCATTAGCAAAATCACGATCAAAATTAATCGTATATTCTCCTACACCTTCGTCCACAATGCTCGATACATTATAGGTATCGTTGATTGCAATAGTCCCGGTTCCTTTGAAATTAATCCAGCCTTTGGGAATATTATCTGTAACCAGAGTATTGGCATCAGGCGGGCTGGCTGCCGCTCCGGTTACTGTAACATCGGTTGCCTGAACCTGCCCTAAATGGCCACCATCTCCGAGCCCGGTATGGCCATGATTTATAAGTTCCAGTAAAAAATTAGTGCCGTCATACGTTAAGTCAACTATCGAGCCAGCCGGTAAATCTCCAGCCGCCAAAGCGGTATTGAGCTGCTTTTTAACGTTTACAATTCCTATGCTATCTTTGTTTATTGTGACAGCACCGGTGTTTGTCGCTACAATCTTGACCCGTACTTTCTCCCCGACGACATAAGCAGTAGCAGGTGGATCGCCGGTAACTATTATAGCATTTACTGCGCCGGTATCAACCAAATATGGCGACAAAGCGTTAATGAGCTTTATCAATCCATCAAAATAGTCGGATGCCAATATAGTATCTGGATTACCAGATGGCGTTATACCTGCAAAATCAAGCAGTTTTTGAAAATAGCCCAAAAAATCATTAAGCCATGCTTTTTCAAGCGGCGTGCCAGTCAAATCGCCTGGAATGCTATCATTTTTTGATGATCCGAATGGATAGTTTGCGTCTGGTGGGTTTGAAGCTGGTGAATATTCATTATCAAAGTCTAAAGCCATTGTTTACCCCTTTCAATTCATTTTATGTAAAATTTACCCTCAGTGCTGCCCATGAATGTATAGGCTTGTATTTAACTATTAATCGTATTAGCTCATCCCTCCGCCCAGAAGATATTTCAGCTTCCTCTATATCTGTTATCTCGCTACGTTCGAACTTGCTGCCACAGGTTGCCGATGGATTGCCGCAAGTAGATGATGGATTGCCGCAGGTTACATCCGCTCTCTCAACTAAACCAAATGTTGCCTCTCCGCCGACGAAAAACACATTATCCCAATATTCCTGAGTTGGGACTTTATAAAAAAAGGTGCTTTGATTAAAGAAAATATCACCATTTACAACCAACAATCCGCCAGTACTTGAGCATGTAGCTCCTGGATTACCGCAAGTGGCCTCTGGATCGCCACATGTCACATTAGCGGTATTTCCTAAGAATTGGTTAATGTCTATCGTGGGATCATTTTGATAGACAAATATATTATCAAATCCCGCTCTCCTGAGCTTTGCCTGCATATCCCAATCAGTACCGTACCCCTGATTATCAGTCTTTGCATTTTTAATTCTATTGCGCCTGGTCGCCTCTGACAAAGAGGCGTCAAAAAGCAGTCCGTATTCTTTTTCCAAGTCTTCAATATATTGAGTTAATTCGGCGATTTGTATTGTTGACAAATCGTTTAATGCATTTTTTATTATTTCTATGTTATCAGCGCTACCATCTAAAAAGAGGTCAAGGCCCTTGCCTACTGCCGGAAACCACGCCGACCCTTTCGGCATTATCGCATCGATTACTGCTCTTGATATGTTAGACACTGTACGTAACGCTCCCAAGTTTGGCTAATTCACCAGGGTCAAGCCGATAAGAAATGTCCGTAAATACTGCGGGCACTATTCCAAAATCAACATCGTCGACCGAACCGCCGGAATCAGTAATTGCGCTTTGCACTACGGCAGACAAGCTTACATCCGTTATTAAGTCATTCCGTTCTTGCGGAAGGTCGATTCCATCCACAAACGGAGTTATAGTTAAAAAATAGGTGGTTAGGGCCGCTTCGATATCCGCTTTTACTTGGGTTTCCACTCCTGCATCAACATCGAGGTTTATCACATTGACGTAAAATGGCCGCCTCGATATTGATCGGATATCTAAGGTAGCATCACTCAAGCCCAATAATGGCCGTGATCGGCTTGTTTCTGAATTGGTATTTATTGCTTCTCTAACAGAATCCAATAGCGAACCAGGAGCGATGCCATCAGGATGCACTGATGTTACCGCTTCAATATATATTGTCCTGTCACCTGGGAAGCTATCCAACACAGAACCAAAAAACTTACCGCTAAAAGGATATGCCCTTTTAACTCCAGCCACTTCTTCTGACCAAGTCTTATAATCAGTTGAATTGTTCCCACCGGAAGTAGCCCTTTTAGCGAATAATATCCTGGTTCTGAATGATTCTTCGGTTTCTTCTTCGGCACCGGTAGTTTCGATTACGGTTACCGTGGCCGTATTTTCTGCCCCGGCAATTTGTGTACCGAGAGATAGAGTATCACTAACATTTAGATTCCCAGCAACTCCCGGTGTTTCCGCTGTAGCTGTAATGGTAGCTACTCCACCTGTTATGGTTGCCGACGAATCGGAAAAATATCTAACTCCATTGCTGTCGCCTATAAAATCAGTTCCAGCGGGGATTACCGTTGTGTCAGTACCAGGCAATTCGAACGTGAGGACAGTTGCGACAGCGGCAACTTTCACTACGTCAAGTTCATCACCATGCAGCTTCAGGCCGTCACCCGTGGCGGTTATTGCTAATGCTTGCCTTGCCCGATCGGCGCCATATTTATATAATATTGTGAATATTAACGCTTCGACTGCCGACTGTACGCGCAAAAATGCCTTATCAGCTAACGGCGAGGTTTGATTTAATTTGCTTTCATAGTTAGCTAGATTTTGATCTTTAATTTCTTTTGTTGTTGGCATATTTTGAGGCATTTTTATCCTCTCAAGTGAGCTGGGTCGAGTGCCTGCGCAATCCAGTTCAACCCATTTTTTGTCAATAATAGTGTTTTTATATCCTGTCCCGGCGGGCTTAAAGTAATCGTGACGTTAAGCCTGTATCCAGACGGATTATTAATTGAAACTTCCACGTTGCCAAATGCTGGGTTATCAAGCGCATTCTCGGCGGCATTTCGTAAATCGTTAAGCATTTGCAATGTTATTGGTTGGCGACTTATTTCTTCAAATTTACTACCTGCTTGTTGGTCAATTTCATCAAATAATGTGTTGCCAGCCCAACCGGGCTCAGTAAACAAAGAAATCTTTCCTAAGTTTTCCAGCCCCCTATCCATTGTAGGCTGGCCACCTACAAAATTTAAGGAAGCGCCGTTTTCATTAATGTTTATCTGGGGATCGCCTTGATAAATATCAGTCATGGTAGTTTTACCGTATCCACTTTAGCACCTGAAATATCAAGCGTTGTCGTTCCCGAACCGCCAGCGGTTACAATATCAGCGTTAAGACTCGTTAACATAGTTTGAAGCGCAGTATTCAAAGCATTGAGACGCACTGCGAAGTCAGCACTCCCGTTAACCTCAATCACGTCACCGCTCAACACGAGCTTGTTCTTGAGCCATTTTATAAATGATTTTATAGTACCGCCATCTGAGCTATATACCTTTTTCTCGCCAGGTGTGAGTGACGCATCGGGTTCTATCCCATCATTTACTGCTGGAGCAAGTTTCCATGCATTTCCTACTTTGACTATAAGAACGGTTGATCCATCTGGCGGATTACTGTCTTCACCGGCATGACCAATGACTTCGACTGTTTGTATATCTTCCGGGTCGGTTATTTCCACCTGTAATAACAGGACATCTTTGCTACCGTCAATATTTGGTCTTATTTCCCGCCCGGTTACTGTGCCGACTTTTATCATTCGCTTGCCTTTTCTTCCTATATAATCAGTTCGGCTTCTTCTTTTGGCTCGTCAAGCTCGGGATGGCAACTTACACAACGTTCTTTAATTTTTTCTTTGCTCAGTTCGCCAGTAACAAAATATCTAAGCGCCATTTGTAATGCAGCTTCCTTGTGCTGCTTAATCTGCATAATCTTTACAGCTTCATATACTGGCTTTATCTTGGTGCCAGAGCATGCCATCACCATAATTAACGATACAGTTACAATCATTCTTTTCATTGTATACTCCTTTCTTATTTTCCTCTCTTATTTATGTCCATTCCTCTTTAATTTCCTCGCCCGTATATACCTGCGGCGGGACTAATTGTAAGCTGGTTTTTTTCCCAGCATTATCAAATAAAAAGTTAACCGATTTTATTAAGAACTCAAATCCATTGGGCACATGCAATGTTTCTGATTTTACATTCAAGCTTGTGTTATTTCTCCATATTTCGCCATTTGGAGCAATCCACCCATCACGTTTTAGGGGGATTGATAGGGCTTCAGCTAATTGCTTTGACCTCTTCCATTTGGCAGCCATCTCTATGTTACCTGTCGTAGTGTCATCAGCAGAAAAAGTTAAAAAACGTGGCCTCGGCACTTTTGGGTCATTTGCTATGGCTACCTTAGCTTTCCCTCCTGGGCTTTGCCCTATTGCACGATATACATTGAATCGCTTGCGCCCATCGAATGTAGCCGACCACCCAGATACCGGAGCATCTCCCTCGCTTATAGTCCCCACTGAACCAACAGAACCGGCTTTAGTAAATAACAAGTCACCTTCTGGGGTTGATGATACCAGCATCCCGCGCTGAAATGCCAGTTTGGACAGATGGCTAAATATGGTGTCCTCAGAGTCCGCTGTGATCCTTTTAAATGGGCCACCACTGTCCGAGTTAAATATCGCTCTTATTCCCAATGGAGCCACCAAAGCATTTGCTCTCTGTTCTAAGGTAATATTGTTTTTTTCATATGGCGGCTTAATTGTTGAATCTACTGCGTCAATGCTGAAACTATATCCTGTTATGGCCTTAGATAGCCCAGAGGAATCCAATCTAGGCGCAACCGTATATACCAAGCCGTTTATTACCAATTCATTCCCGATATAAACTTGCGCTTTTGGGTATTGATATGGAAGCAATGCTTCGTCAAGCTGTTTGTTCTCTCCAGGTGTCCACTCTATAACAGACGTCCATGCATCGGCGGCGGTATCAAGCGGTTTCAGAATGTTCGCAGATAAAGCTTTTATCTCAATATCCGCAACCAATATTGTCAATTTGTCTTTTGGGTTGCCGGATAATTGACTTGCTACTTGGGCGGTTCTAAGAGCCTCATGCTCTGGCAACAATGGTATGTTTATAATCTCACCAGGAAAGACCTCATTTGGGTCATCTGATTTTAAACTTGATTGATTAGCTTCCTTTATTTTCGGCCACAGCTTGTCATCTCCATATGCTCTGGCGGCTATAGACGACAGTGTGTCCCCCGACTGTACTGTATATTGCTTGCCTGGTGTCGGATTAGACATATACAACAACCTCTCGCTTTGCTGGCAGCAATAAAATATCATTACCGGTTAATTCATTCGACTCAATAAATAAATCAAAATTTGAATCGGCTTCACCTAACTCGCCATATTCTTTTATCGTAATTTCAATGGGTGCCCTGGGAGTTTTTAGACTAAATCGCTTTTCAACAGAAAGATCGAATAACGAGATTAATAAATACTTTATTCCCAGTGACGTTATTTGAGCGGCATCGGCAAAGCTATCCGATTGACTGAAATATTGCAAATCAAGTGTTTTTGCTTGAAATAATTCCTGCACTTCATCAAGGCCGTCAGTTATATTGGCAAATAATTGACTTATTATTTCTATTGCCTCTATTGCCTGACTCCGGGTTTGCAGCGTTCCAGTAGATACGGTTTGCGCTATAGCCACAATGGTTGCTGATAGGGCCGCTTCGATTAGCGATACAGTATTTTTATCAATCTCGCTGTCGCCGGATGGTAGCAATGTAAAAATATCGGATACCATGGCAGAGTATGCCGTCAATCTGGCGCTTATGTTATTTGTAGCCAATACCGGTAATTGTACCAATTGCTGTATTTGACCACCAAGCGAAAGAATGTCTATAGTCGCCTGAGTAATAGTGGTATTAATTGAACGATTTATGCTGTTTAGCCTTGCGTTTATACTTGCCACCGACGATGTTATCGTTTTCATGGCCGAAATTATTTTCGTCACGATCTTATCGGTATCAGTAGCTATTTTTTTAGTAAATCCGGCCAATTCTTGCGATGTATTATTTTCTAATTGATTAATCGCTGATTCGTTTGCGATTGACGAATTGTTTTGTATTAGTGTGCCGATTTGGATAGGTTGTATTTCTACATTGCTCGCCTTTGGCTCGAGCCACGCAGTTTCTATGACCGTGAGATTGCCTGACGTGACGGGTTGTATTTGCTCCGTCACAGATACTAATTGCAGCTCTAATGGGCCTAAAACAGGGTGGTCGACTATCCACTCTCCGGTTTCTTTGCAAGCGTTAAAAAAACTGTTCGCCTTTATATCGTTATCCGGGCCTTCAAAAAGAAGTGTTAGCGGATAACTGACACCACCGACATCTAAGTCCTGGATTTTTATCCCTTTAATTTTAGGGAATGAGAATATACCCAGTTTTTTTTCAATGGTGCGCGAATTACCGCTCCATAGTGGCTCAAATATATTCCCGTTTGGTGAAGCAAGTTTTATGGTTGGCCTTACTCTTTCTTGCCAGGTCATGGATTTACCCCCAAAAGCTCTAAGCCTATCGGGGGAGCGCCGGTAGTTTTGCCAGATACGGAGGTGCCTGCCGGAGCATTTTCAAATTGCACACGACCTTGAAAATCTATTTTTTGCCGGGCCTCAATCTCTGTTTGGTTAGGTGCTACTGGAGGCTTAAAAGTCCTTCTGTCCTTACTGCTAAATTTTTCTTCTAGCCTACTTTGTCTAGCTATTGCCTTTATACCACCACCAACAAACCCAAGTGGGTCTATTACAAATTCTCCAAATGATTTTATAAATTTAAACCCGGTAGATTCCGCTAATTTGTCAAATATTTTAAACTTTTTCTGTAGCAACCCCAGACCCTTTATAAGCAAAAACACAGCGGTTACTATTCCACCCACTATGAAAGCAATGGGATTAGCTGCAAATGCCAAGTTGATTGCTGTAATAGCCTTGGCAATGCTCAAAAACGCTACAGCCGCCTTAAGCCCTAAAATTGTTTTCATGATTACAGAATAAGCAACGAACGCAGCCACAACTTCCATCATCAACGGTGCCCATGGAGTTATAATATTAATTAATGATTTAATAGCCGAAAACGTGAATTTAAGACCGTCAATAATTGGCTGGACATTAAAATTACGGACGGCATTAGTAAGCGAATCTATCGCTCCACCACCATCTTTCTCAAATGCGGTAAAAAACTTAAAACCAAGCTCAATAGCCGCCGAACCCAAAGCCTTCATTCTATTTCCAAGCGACTTTCTCATAATAGCCGCCATGCGCTCACTTTCTCCGCCTGCGTTTTCCAATTCTCCACGGTAACCTCGGATTGATTTAGTGCCCTCTTTTAATATTATGTTAAACCCGGTTACTGCCCTTGCGCCAAACACGGTTGATAGCGCCGCAGTTCTTTGCTGCGTACCCATTCCTTTCAAGCCTTTTTCAAAATCAGCTATTATGTCAACGATATCCCGGAAGTTCCCTTGTGAATCCTGAGTTGTTATATTGAGCTTGTCTAATACCGCTTGGGCCTCTTTTGATGGATCGGCAAGCCTCAGCATCATATTCCGTAATGAAGTACCAGCTTCGGCTCCCTTAACTCCTGAATTAGCCATAACGCCCAAAAGGGCGCTGAAAGTTTCCATTGATTGTCCAGCGGCAGTAAACGAGGGGGCACCCTTTTTGACAGACTCGAATATGGTCTCCATGTCTGCATTTGCAGAAACCATAGTTTTCGCCATTACATCATTGACACGGGCGAAGTTTTTCGTGAGCTGCGCAGTATCATCGGTCATTAAGCCAAATGCACCGAGAGTATCGGAAGCTATGTCCGTGGAACGGGCCAAGTCAACATTCGCTACGGTGGCCAAATCAACCACACCCGGCAACAATGCCATGGATTGTGCAGCCCCAAACCCGGCCATGGCCAGAAAATCAAGCCCGCCGGCTGCTTCGGTAGCTGTAAATTGAGTTACAGCACCAACATCACGGGCTGTCTTTTTTAGTTCTAACAGGGTTTTTTGTCCGGCTTCAGTATTAAGCCTTAAATCCTTGAATTTGGCGCTTGACGCAGTTATGGCTTGATCAAAAGAGACAAACTCACGTGTAACCTCGCCAATACCGCGTTTGACCAACAAAATACCGCCAACTAAAATACCAGCCGATAAGACTCTCTTTGCTGTTTTGCCGAATATGGATGCCGATTTGGAAGCCCTTTGAAATGCTTTTGAAGATTGATTGCCAAATTTATCCGCACCTTTCCCCATTCGCTTGAACGTCTGGGTTACCTTATCTATCGCCTTAAATGCGGTACTTACGGCAAAAGTTGGCATTATCGACTTTTCCTTTTTCCTTTGTTTTCAGCATCTTTGATGGCATCTTTTTCAGCTTGCTCCATGAGCAAGTGCCATCCGTTCCAATATTTCATTTCGCTATAATCCATAGCGTTTATTTCAGACGGTTGCACTCTTCTGTAGAACAGGTTTCCCATCCATTGACTAACCTGTTCTATACATGCAAAAAAAGCGCACCTAAACACTCAGAAACCGACATATCGATTCCTTCCAATTTTCCAATACCTCCACTACCTTTTCCAGTTAAATAACCGATCAACTGGCAATTTCTTAGGTGGTCTTGTTCTGCACTTGCTTTCATGGCTTGCTTTGCTTCGCCAGATATTACTTTATATTTCAATTGTTTACCTGTTTGTAAGGTTTGGATTACTTCTAAACCATTTTTATTATCTATGGTAAGCCTGCCATTGCGAATGGCCTTAATAAGGCGCTTGTTGATGAGCTGCAAAACCTCGCTTTGTCTTTCTGAGGCTTCTTCAATTGCCATATCGTAGTAGTCATAGAACATCTGCATTTGCTCTGTAGCTACTTCTTCGCTGATTATTTGCTTTTTGGCGGGTTTTTCTTCAGTCATCTCGATTCCTCCGAATCAAAGGGTTAAAGTAATGCCGGACTCATGGCAGCCTGCGCCGTCAGGATTCGATGCTGTTTTATCCGGCATGCGGCATACTCTTATTTTTAATTGGCTAAAAATGAATCCCATTTTCCCCTGGGGTGTAACTGCACGGTGGCTCTGTTTTCCTCGGTTTCTCGGTTTTCAAATTCAATCCAACCAACAGCCGTATAAGTATCACCACCGGCGGTTTCATATGACATGGGAAAATCAGTAGTACGCTCTGAAAGCTCTTTTAATAATTCTCTCTCTCCGCCATTACAGAGCAGCACAACCCCCTCACGGTTTTCTGATCGTTTAGTCATTTTTTTCATATTACGTCCAGAGGAGGGAATTGATTCGTTTTCATACGCTCCGCCAATTTCTGTTATATTTACATCTCCCGGAACATCATATGTCACACCATCTAATATAACTTTTCTAATTGAACCCGCTACGTCTCCCATCATTAACCTCCTTTCTATAGCAATACAGCGATTGAAGTATCAAACTCAATCAATGTATCGAATATGCTGCTCTCGCCTGACAATATGATTGACAGAGTACTATTAAAACCATTAGCTCCGGAACGGACAGATACGGCCCCGGCTACCTTAAGCGCATCAATGGTAAACTGAGCATCAAATATCCACGCACGTTGCTCAAATGCCCTTGCCAATGCAACCAGATCATCTATAACGCTGTCGACGTCCCTGGCTTTCTGTCTGTCCCTGGTGTTGGATACGTTTCTAGTATCGGATACAATGCTCACACCTTGCCATTTTTCTTGCTCAAAATTTACCCTGATACTGTCCAGGATATTTTGCAAGATAGAAATGTTGCGCATTGAGCGATACCCATTCGATGATACAGGCACGTTGTCAGGATGATAAAACGTTACAACATTCTGTAACGTTACGACGCCGCTCTGTATTTTGGTTGGCGATATTCCAGCTTTAACAGCATTGTCCCTGTTGTCATACTCGCTTGTCCACCTATCTGCGGTGGCGCCGGGTAGAATATCAATCAATGGAACACCTAAGTAATGCTGTGCGGACCTGTCATTGTTTATCCTTGCCATATGTCCTATCGTCTGGGCGGCTATTTCGGCGGGATGATTAGGCGATGCCGGTACCGCTATAACACCACTAGCCCGATCTGTTTTTCTCCCATCACCCAAAGCAATCAAAGCGGTCAAGCCCGCCGAGCCAGTCGCAACGTCTCCGGTTAGCACCCTAAATGGCCTCGCCACTGTCTTTGAATATAAGCCCAGAAAATCGTTGCCGGGACCTACATAAGTGGAAATAGCATCAAGGGTAGTGGTTTCCTGTCCGTAGCCATGTACAACATCAGTAAAAAATGCCTCGTTAGCGTTATCGCCAGTACCCAAGCCATCCAGTGCGTCCGCTATTGTGGGAGTTCCAGCACCAGAAGCCATGTCCACAGTAACTACCGATACTCCTACCGGAAATTCCTCACCGGGCCGCTCATTAAAAGTCAAAGAGATATCATTTCCCCATAGGCCCTCTGACTTTGACGTAACATCAAGCACACCAATAGTGGGAATTGACGTTACTGGTAGTTCCTTTATAGCTGCGATAGCTGCATCGGCCGCCGCCGCAAGGGCCGTGGCATCATCTCCATCCTCAACAGCAAATGGTACGTATATCCCAGCTATATACATATGCATAGTACCTGCTTTAACCCCGACTGCCGTAAAAGTATGTGATCCAGCAGATTGTGCGCTAGTTTCGGTCTGGGGAATTACCCAGCACTCTACTCCATCAGAACCGGTAAATACCTGAGTGACTAACCGGTGAATCATAAACCCAAACCCAAACTTGTCACCGGCATCTTCCGGGCTGAAAACCTGCACAGGAACTTCATCTACAACTAGTATTTTTAATGGGTCGTATGTCCCGATAACTAAAATCTTGCGGGGGACGTTTTCCGCAGCCGGTATAAATTGAACGTTTTTAGCCGCTACACCGACAGCTGCGGCTAAACTTGTATCGTTTAATGGCATATCAACTACCTCCTAGTGTGCCGGATACCCCGGCTTTTTCTACATCGTCACCGTCTTGATCGACGATGACATCGTAAATTTCGGCAATTCCAAACCCTTCCTCGCCTTTAACATCCTCAACAGCCCTTACAGTTAAATCCATAGAGCCGGTAAGTATAACGTATTCTCCATTAGGGGCTGGAATGTCTTTTTGTATTCTATCAATCCAACGATTACTCACAGTTCCTTTAGGCATTCCAAGGTCATAATTCCTCGCATCCATCAAAATCTGATATACTATTTCCACTAACTCGTCAAATGATTTATCGGCTTCAGCAGAGCCTTCCTTTATTTTGGCAATTTCAAGGCTCACTTCCTGCTCTGTTGATGACTCTGAATTTATAATGTTAAGATCGGCTTCAACTCCCTTGCTAACTGTTAATTCAACCTTAAACGTTATGTCGTGTTGAACCGGCCCGGTAAGCCTACCACCTGATTTACCAAATTCACCAGCTGAATAATAAACCTGAACAAGCCTTTTACAGTCTAAGACTTCAGAGGCACTTTTTGCTTGTCGCTGGAATCCAATAACCCTGAATCTGCCTTTTTCAGCAGGCCCCAAGATGTTTTTAATTAGGCTTTCTTGTGTATTACGAAAGTTCATCATAATTTCTGCTGCGCCTTTCGCAAGTACAATCTGACAAAACCGATGGAGTTGCCACCCTCTGGCGGCCTTGTGGAATCTGTTACAAAATCGACAAGCTCTGCCGTTTCGCTTGGTGTAACAGGTATTTTAACAAACCACTTTTCCCCTGCCTTAGGAATACGGGAGAGGCTGGATCGCCTTAAAGTCACAATCGGGTTGTTGACGATCATATCCTCTCCCGTTTCAGGATTAACCCGGACGGTATCATATAACACTTGGCCAACCAATGGATCGGTTGTGCCATTTTTGGTGTCAATAGTTACACCGTCCGGGTCTATCAATGTGACGGGAAGTCCGAACCCACTCTCTAGTGAATGTTTCAGGTCAGATTCGGCTCTTTCCCGCAGGTTAGTTGTCAAGGTTTGGCTTCCTTTTTTGGTTTAGGCTTAACCAACTCTACAACTGATTCTTTCGCTTTCAGCCTAACCGCTTCCGCAACATCATCTGGACACTCTCCCTTGTGGACTTTGCCCTCATGCCGGACGGTTACTCCTTTAGTTAGTTTCACTTGTTTCCCCCTCTTGTTTTCTTTTGGTTTTCAAGTGTTTTAATCCTCTGTATTAAATCGTTGTTAGAGGTTTTTAATTCCGCAACCTCCGCCTCCAAAGATAATACGACATTCTTAGACTTTTCAAGCTCACTCTCCAAAGCGATTATATTCTCATTTGCTTTTTCCAGATTACTTGTTAATGTGGACACTTCCGGGGCAACTAGGGGAACCGCTAAAAGCAGTTCCCCTATCAACCCCCGTTTTTTGAGTGAATTTACATGTGACTTTGGCATATCTGCCGGTATGTTTTCACCATGTTTGATGAGTTTAGTGCCATACTTCAACACCCCTTCACCGATCCATTTTAGCATTTTAATCTCTTTCGTTATTAGGTTAATAATCCGTTAAGGGTCACAAACGCATCGGTCATGGTTGTGGAGAAAATAGGGGCTGCTTGACTACGAACAGTTACCCCTTTTTGATTTCCACCATGATAAGCGTCATGGTAAAACATTGCCGGATTAATGGCGTGATCCATACCTTTAATATTGGGCGGCATGGGTGGAATTGCCGGAGAAAAACCAAACAATGACTGATACCATGTACTGCGTACCGTATCCATTGGCAACAATTCACTGGGGCCGAAATAGCGGTCACAACGGGCACCTGACGCACAAACCAGCGCTGAGCCAGTTGGCATATACAGGGTGCTTGCATCCGACAGATCAACGTATAAATCATCATAAGTAAACATCCACAGGGTGCGACCACCGGGAGTTGTCAAGCTGCCACGGGGAGTAAGTCCCCCGGCTATAAACCTAGCGAACTTATCCGGGACTGGATGGTTTTTGCTAACCTGTATCATTTCGATACGGCGATTATCTGCTAGTGCCTTGGTGGTTGTATCATTTAGAAAAGCCGAAAAAGCACCCTCCCCAATAATAGTCATGTCGGCGGTTACATGCCCATCCTGACGGATCAACCCGCAAGCGGTATCAAAGTCTCCCATTATGTCTGGGGTGGCAGCATCCCAGGCCGTACCTACTGTTATGATGTGTGTCGCCAATCTGCGGAAGTCATACTGTAAGGCAGTTTCACTAGTCCCTATTATTGCATCCATTTTACCTGTAAGAATGCTTTGAGCACAAAGCACCTCAAAGGTTCTGGCAATACGCCGCACATGCTCTTTGTGGATTGCAAGCGCTTTTAAGCGTAATCGGCCTTCCTTTGTTACGCCTGAACCACTAACAGCTTCCCCGGCAACCCGGTCATTAAGCTCTGATGCCGAAATGCTTCCCTCTTCCTCAATCAAGGGATATATTCGAGACTGGTTGGTAGATTTTCCTTCCTGGGTACTCATTCCAGAAGAATTAGTGGAAACAACGCCTCTCCTGATAAGTGGCGCTATCTTTTCATTCCCCCTCAGAATATCAATATCAACTACGCTGGAGTTAGGGGAAAACAGGGTTTTTCCTCCTGTTTCTGGCCTCCCAAAAAACGCTTGAAAAGCTGTCGGAACTCCTATAATGTCTCGCTCATCGAATGCCTGAACCATAAAACGGCTATACGAATCGAGGGCTATAGGATTTGATAACTGACTCATTGTTTATTTACCTCCTTATGCTTGATAAGATGAAATGTCAACAGAATCTTTAGGAACGATTCCCCTGGCCTCTAAAACGCCCCTAATGGTTGCGTTCTTTGAGATAACAACCGAATCAAGAGTTAATGAATTCTCAAGTACTATTTGATTTTCATCAACCAAAGCTCCGGTGCCACCGATTAATATCGGGCTATCTGAAACATCCCCAGCCACCAATGCAGCGGCGGTAATGCTCGGCCCCATATAAATGCCGTAGGGTAGATTCTGGCCGTCGTCTCCCGCACCTGCGGTTGCTGTTCCGGTACCTGTTAAACCATTTAAAAACCCTGCGCCAGATATATCCGTTCCAGCGGCCCCGGCGGTTAAAACAGTCACGGAGCCATTCAGTCCAGGGGTAGGGCTTATAAAGCTTACGACATCCGCTTTGGAATCATATATAGCCACACAGCGCCCTAAAAACACGGCGTTAATGGTGTCTACTATTTCATCTAAGGCGGTAATTGAGGAAAAATCCAATCCGGTCACGGATATTTCAACCCCATCAACACTAATTTTAAATTCACCATCAGTGACGGCCTGCCATGCGGCTAGGTTTGCTCCATTTGCACCGCAAACCATTTTAGCGACTGTAATAGTAGGGTCTACGTCTGTAAGTGGCACAAACTTCAAAGAACTAGGCACCTGAGCCATTACGGTAAAAGGTGCGAGGGCTGCCGACCTTCCGGCATCCTGTAAAATCGTGCCGTCATGTTTCGAAACTGGATGACCGCCTAAAAGAAACGGCTGGGTATTAATATCTCGGCTTACTTGTACTGACATTATACATCCCCCCTTATTCTAGCGGCCTCGGCATCAAGATCATCAGGTGAATCTATGCTACCGCCTTGTACAATAGCCACTTGCTGGCTTGGCGGAGTTTCGGCCTGGTTTGCAGTTTCTTCTTCAGCTGCATTGGCCGCCGCTTCTTCCTTTTTGGCGTCATGCATAGTGACGCAGGCATCCAAAGTTTCAGGCGGGCTTTCACCACTTAAAACCTTAAGGCACAATTCTTTTATTGCTTTAGGATAATTACTGTCTACCGCTAAATGTGGCAAAACCTTATTTATCCTGTCGGTTACAGTCTTTCTCCCGGACTGATTACCGGCATTTCGGGCCTCAGATATTTTTGCTTCGAACTCAGCTTTAGCCGCTGGATTTTCAGATAAAAATGTTTGTAAATCCATAGATTTTTCCTCTCTTTCATGCTTGGTTGTTTTGGCGGTTTTGTTGCGTTCTGCATTATCGACAGTGGATAAATCGTTGGATTCATTGCTGTGTAATGAGGAAGCTCCGCCTTGATTTTGTACTGTTACTGGCTTAGTAGGAGCTGTTATGGCATCTATCATGCCAACTGACAGTGCTCCAGGTTTATTCTCTACATCTTGGGCGATCAATAAGCCTCCTTGCCCAAAGTTCTCTTTTATATGTTCAACTGAGACTCCCCTCCCCTGGGAAACTCGCTCTAAAAATACACGCTCTATGGCATCAACTCTATCCTGAATAACTGCGACGCCCTCTTTTTTGCCTATATCCGGGGCTTTATCCGGGGCAGACTTCGATACTATTTTAACGATTTTTATTCCTATCTTTTCGTATGCTTTTGAAAAATCCGCCCCAACTACTACAACGCCAATCGAACCGGTTTCTGCGGCTGGTGACATTGCGGTTATTTTATCAGCGGCAGAAGCGATCCAATATCCGGCAGAGGCGATCATGTCATGGTTTTCGGCAATAACTGGTTTGGTTTTTCTGGCCTCCATGATTGCCTGAAAAGTCTCGTCTGTGCCATCAACAGTCCCGCCCGGAGTATTCATGGATAGCCTAATGACATTAACTTCAGGGTCTTCTTGAGCAATTTGCAACGATTCAATAATGTCATTAAATCCTGTGCCGTTAAATCCGAAAAATCTAGCTATTGGCGAGGGGCCTGTTCTGGATAATACTCCCTCTATTTTAATTACAGCCTCACCGTTGGCAATTGTCATTATGTTTGGCAATTCAGTATTGCTAAACATGTCATTTGCGGCCTGAATTTGCTCAGTGGTAGCGTTTTCTATCCTTTCAACATACATGGCGATATATTCGGGCTCGGCTAACCAAAGTTGGTGTTGCATTTTACCTCCTAGTATTCTGTAACATATACTTCAGGGTTTCCGCTAACAGCAATAGCGGATATTTCACCAGCATATATGTTAGTAACTTGCATTTCCCAAAAGTTAGGTGTTTCTCCAGATTGACCAAGATATATGCCCTTCTTTTCATTATCTGTATTGGCAGGTTGCGGTTTAATCCATACCGGTTCTCCGTCTCCATTTGTAACGTAGAAATATATCCTTCTATGGTTAGCATCTGCTATTTTAACCGATGTTGATGCATTCAAAGTAATAGGCCCAATAACGTTGGCCACATCACACCAGCCATGTACTCGTGTCATGTATTTGGATGCTTCACTTTTGGCAATATACACAGAGACAGCTATTAACAACAATGACAATATAACTACCAAGCTCCACAAAAAACATTTTGAGTTAAATTTGTCTGACATATTTCCCCTTTTATTCTTCTTTGTGACCTAGCACAACCAACTCGTGCCATGTAAGTGCTGTTAAGTCATCTTGAATAATTATTTTTAATTTATCTCCTACAGAACCATCAAGCCGTATAATTGAAGCAGTTTGTTCTTCTAAACGCCAATGGCCAATGGTGGCATAATCTCCACCACCTATTTTAGGAATAAATTCTACATTGGGAGGGCCGAAATATTCTTTCATATCACCATTACTTCTCAGTTTCAATATATCTCTATTACCTGACAGTGTTGTTTCAAATCTAAAAACTATTGGGGCTGCCAATTCTGGTATACCGCCATATAGCTCAATACCTGGCTGTGGGCCATCTTCGATATATAGCTTCGTTTCCGTAATGTGAAAAACATCGGACACAGGTGGAGCTATTTCATAGATTACAGGTGTTGTTATTGTTCCGTTAGCCAATGAAAGGTCAATTTCAACTTTCCTTACTTCCGCTGATGCGGTATATGTGTTTTCTAATGGCACATCTACGGTTAATGTATCGGAATTTATTGAAAATATCCTTAACGTGTTAGATTCACTTATAATGCCTTCCTCAATGACAATTCTATCATCCGAACTAAATAAACTGCCGGCGCCAGTAGTTACATCAAATACGCTTACACCTGCTGCTGCACCACCAGCACCCATTGTAGTAAATACACCAGTATCCCTTCTTGCATGTAAATTTAATAAATTAAAATGTGAATCTGCATCGTGTACATTAACATTACCAGTGCTTTCCTGTATGCTAAACGTAGGTTCAACAACAAAAACCCTAACCCTTCCCGGTGTGCTTCTTGTTTTTATGTATATATCCACTGCTGGGTTAGCAATTACATTTTTACCATTAGTCGGCAGAAGCACAGCATCGTCATCATTTGTCGGTGCCGCTCCGCCAGTATCTCGCACAGTATAAATATAAAATGTTTTTTTCATGGGAAACACATCTGCGTTTTTAACGTCAGTAGCGACTTTTGTCCATGTGTCAATGGGGCAATCCACCAAGACCGGATCGGCGGCCATTGCATTTAACGAAAAACATACGCAAAATAAAATTGACAAAGCTATAATTTTCTTTTTCATTGCAATCTCCTAATTGTTATTATTGTTCTTATTCCATGGAGCAATTGGCAATTCTGAGTACTCCCTGGTTAATTTTGCTCTGTTCGTTTTTCCAGAAGAACCATTTAGGTTTTTAGCAACCCTGTCCAGCGTTTGTGCCCCCAATTCTACATATGTCATGTCGGCGTCGGCAGTCCTTTTGGGATCGATATTGGGCATTGGAGAACCTATCCATCGATTATTAAGCCATGCCGCCCTTAGCCTGGGATCTAGCCATCCCGGAGCGCTAATCCTGCCAGCCGCTATTTCTCCGGCTAACCACATTTCATATATTGGGTTTAAAAAATCGCTGGCCATTTCGTCTCTGAATATTTGCGCCACCCTCCAAAACAATATCAAGGAACCCCGGCTTGCTGAATAATTTTGGTTGAATTTCATCAACATAACTTCAAGAGGCATTGACAGCGATGCTGATAAGTGCGACGTAAAAGCATCAACAAACTTGTCAAAAGACGCTGCTGGGGCCGTTCCCTGGAAAGGCTTTAAATCCTCGCCACCCTCAAGATTAAAATATCCATCGCTTCCAGGCGCTCTCCTTGTTGTTTCTGGTAATTCATTAAAAGCCACTGTAGCCTGTGTATTTGTAGCACATTCCGATGGTGTGGGATTTGATCCAACTTGATTAGCGACTGGCCCTGCACCTCCCCTTGACAATGCATCCACCACCGGATTTGAAGCCGGAGCGTCAGGCGAGGGCTTAACATACATCGTAATACTGGACTCATTAATCGCTTTTTTTATCTGCGCTAACGAAAAATCGGTGATATTCTGAAACTCCTGCAATGCGTGAGCAAGCCTTGAATAACCCCGGCCCTGGCCCGCATATTCAGGAATAAACCCATGTAGCATAAAAATCCGCTTAGACCTTTCTCCGATTGCCGGAATTGTAACAGGTTTAAATTGCACTATTTTGTTTTTATCCTTTTCTTTTATACATATTCTATAGGCGGTTTCTCTGCCTTGGCTGTCTCTAATTATTCCATCATCATTGCCCTGAAAGCCATAATTTGTGGTCAATGCATCCCCTCTAATCTGGTCGGGGTCAATAAACTCATATTGCAATGGATTTAACAATTTCTTCTCACTGGAATAATAAAGCCTGGTAAATATATCATTGTCTCTGTGTTGAAATATCTGATACAGGCGCTGTGACTGGTAAAAGTTAATTGTACCAGCTCGATGTTGATTCTTTGATCTGGCCCAAGAATCAAAACTTTCGCTTACCATTGATGCCCACCTTTCGGCACTTTCCGTGCTTATCCCCAATATTTCAGCTTTAGGTGCGGGCTCCAGCATTAACCCGGTATCGGCTACCGTGTCGGCATATCTATCAACTAGCGACTTGGCTTGAGGCGTGCCATGATATGCGTTTCTCGCATTTCGTCTCAACCTAGAATGATCTAATATTAATGGGCTTCCATCACTTGACAACCCACCTTCCCATTTTGCACCGCCATAGCCTCCAGCATGTCCATTAGAACCATATCCGCCATATCCAAGTTGCGCCTTCATTTTTTCAATGCCCTGTTCGGCAATAATCTCCGCTTCTTCTTTAATTTGCTTTGTGATCCTTTTGGAAAATACCTTGTTTATGGCTTTATCAATAAAAGACACTAGCAAAGTCTCCTGCGCAAATTCATTTTTACAATTCCAGTGCCATTTAACTGTCCATATAAATGTTCAATCTCTCGCTCTAATATGCTTATGGCCTTTGTAAATTCTTTAAGGTCACGATTTTCAGCTCGCTGTGACCCTTCGCCAGAATCAAACCTGTACTCTTTTACCTCAACCAATGCTGCATCGTATGCTTCATATGCCTTAGTTAAAGCAGATTCTTTGGTTGCGATTCTGGACTGAATTCTTGACTTTCTAGACGATGTTAAAAATGCCATTTTTAGCTCTCGCAGTTGTCAAACACAGTAAATGTATATCTTCCTGGATCGATTGGAATCTTTATCGGATTGCTAGCTGCATCATTAAAGGCAAAATGATATGTATATACATTGTCGCCCTTGTTTGTTTCAAAATCTGTTGCAGAAGGGAAAAAATCAACTATTCCTTTATCGACATCTACAACTTGAACCTGAGAACCATTAAAGTATATGTTTTCTTTCGAAACTGTGTGCTTAAGCCATAACGTTAAATCTGTTGTGTTTGGTAATGGCTGAGGCGTGACCCCATCTTCTTTGTATATAGTAAATGTTTTTTTGTCCGTTGAGCCTTGAATCATCTCAACATTACCGTTTTTCATTACCATTCAATTTGTCCATTCAATTTGATAATCATGGTTGTTGGTCTCTATTTTGTTGTCATAATTGATAGCTGCTATTTTCTTATCGTAATTGTTTGCTTCAATTTGTGGGTTTTTTATGTCGATCAACCCAAGCAACTCAGGGGCCACATGCTGCAATAAAAACAAGCCCGCCAACTCCAGCGGAGCGAGTGGTTTTATAGATAGTTGTCTGATTTCGGCTTCATGTAATGCCCGGCTCCATATCCCGACAAAGGCTACGCTGCCAGCGAATAAAAGTGTATTTGGGCCAGAAACATACCGAGCTATGTTCAATGGATTTGATGGGTTTATGTCTCCCAAGCCGGAAATATCCATTGATCCTTCAGGTTTCCCATCCACATATAATTTGAGCAGGCTGGCCACCCTATCTATGACGCCAGTCACTAAATAGTAACTTCCCAAGGTGAAATCTCTAATGGAAAATTGTTGCCAGACTGGGCCGCCAACATGGTCAACGACAACCGAAAATTTTGAGGTGCTCTCGTAAAAAACCAAAGCATATCCATTATCGAAACGACCATCGCTCTTAGAAATAAATACCCCACCAGTTGGTGCGCTATCCACCTTTACCAACACTGCCACCGTAAACGATCCAGTACGGGGATTTAATCTGTCATGATGCGGAACGTTTACGTAGTCTTGACCTATGTTGAATTTTAGCTCGTAGCCGTTTTCGCCAACCTCCCAAGATGGACCGTGAGCTAGATTTCCTTGGTGCCTGTAATAACCAAAATCATACAGACGTGCGCCCTGATTCCCCATCATGGGAGCATAAAACGCTTCCAAGCCTTTCCAAAGGTGCGGATATCTGGACATGCCCGCATTCCTGGCATAACCTGTAGCGAACGTTGTCGATGAAAATTTCATATTATGAAATGTCCGTTGTAACACCTGTGAACTGGATTTTGTGATTGTTGTTGTCAGCGTCAAGCGCTACCCCTGATTTATTCTCCACAACCACTCCAATTTCCGGCCCTGGCACATATACCGTAATCACCTCTTCCAGTACATCCCCGGTGACTGGCGAGTCTCCAGTACTAAGTGGTATTAGCAGTGAGGCGTTTTTTAGATTGGCGGTGAAACTACCCTTGCCCACAGTAGCTCCGTCAGTACGTATAACGCCATCCCCCGTCAACAGGTATATGTTTACGCTGGTATCCCCGCTGGGACTAGCACCGAGTTTTATGCTGACGGCTATCTTTGCAACCTCAAATCCGTCAGCTGCGATGTCTTTTAATTCGGTCTGCATGGCTGCATCATTAGCAAGTCCTCCCAGGTCAATATCTAACTCCACCGGAGTTGCAAACTTTTTTTTAGCCTCCACTATTGACCCTCCATTTCTCTGGCTACATGCCAATATTTTATTTTTGGCCAATTGTTTTTTTCGGCAACACTTACCGGTCTTGACATTAAAGCAATCATCTTGGCTTCTGTCGGCTTTAGCTTAAACAGTTCGAGTAGGCCATCTTTAACGTCCGGATCAGTAATGCTTACCAGGCCGTCACCTGAACTCGCTAGCATTATTAGCCAATCCCGCTGAGACTGTGATAACTGCTCAACATCAGCTAACAAAATGGCCGATGTGAAGACGCTACAGGCAACGTTAACGCTGTCAGTAGTCTCACCCCCATTTACATCATTTAACATGTCAGCTATTTCTTCTGGTGACTTCTCGTCATATTTTGATTTGGCAACTTCTGTTTTTAGCGCCTGTCGCTGTTCGATGTCAAGTTTAGACATGATTTTCCTTTTTGTTATTTAGAGAACAATCCGCTTATAAATGTACCTACAAATGTACCTATTATTCCTGCCACGCACCCAATTCCAGCCATCCAACCTTTTTGCTTGGCAATATCTTGGGCATTTATATTAAGGCGATCATTAGTATCGCCACGTATAAAACCTATATCAACCTGAATTGATTTCATCGCTTCCTCAATACAGGCAAGCTTTTCTGCTATCATGCCCTCAAAGCGTCCTTGTTCTTTAGCTTTTTCTAAGGCTGACGCATCAGGCTTTTGTGACACTTGTATCCCCACGTTTCGCCGGTATGCATATTACCTCGCCTTGATGCTTGGGAGTCGGTAGGCTTATGTGTATAAATTTCTTCCCGGGATAATAAATAAGCTGCCCGAAAGCATGAGGCATGGTGTTTTGTACCCATATAAAGCCTTTGCGGATGTAGTCTTTAGTGTTTACCCCCCTATCAAAAGCCCTTGCAAACGTGAAATCATCTGCACATGATATTTTTTCAAACTTGTGATCTGAATCGTCGCTCCCGCCAACAGCCTCATTTAGTTCAGGTGAGCGCTTACCCGACAGATTAATAATCTGGCCAAGAGCTTTCCACGCTGGTTCTAAAATAGTTGAGGCTAAGTAAAACAGCTTTGCCTTGTCTACGTCTGAAAATTTAATATTTTTAGCCAAATCAGGGTAATCATTTGATACCGCAAAGTCCTCTACCTTAAAGTTTTTTGTAAGTTGACTCATGACGATAGCTCCCTCCTGTGGTAACTTCTTAGGTGATCTTGTTCTGCTTAACAGTATAAACACGGTGGTTATATTTTGTCAAGCAGCGAAATAGCAGCGAGTTACAGCCTTGGGATTTATCCAGAAAACAAAAAAGCCAGGAAAGTAGCTCCTGGCTTTCGTTTAGAATGGCGTCCCCAAGGGGATTTGAACCCCTGTCGCCGCCGTGAAACGGCAGTGACGCTCCTTTTATATGCTACGGTTTATTGCTAATATTTTTTTAACACTGGAATCAAATCATTTATATCTCTAGCCAGCACGTATATACCGCCGCCTTTTTGTTCAATCATTCGCTGAAAATCCTCTTGTTCACCTGACTGTTTTTTGCCTTGAGCCTTAAATTCTACCGCTACATATAAGCCATTAGCACAAATAACTATATCCGGTGCACCTTTGGTTTTCTTGTCCTGGCCAGTGTCAAACCGGCCCCTGTTCGGGACATAGTGCCACGCATAATGATGCCAATCAAGCCATTCGGTTACCTGTTTGGCTATTTCATTTTCTGATGGTTTTAAGCGGGTCACGCCCCCTCCTTTGATTCTGGTGTGAGCGTGATAACCTCGCCAGGGTGATTATTTACCCACCATGACATTTTTTTGCCTATAAAATAATAACCTATGTGTCTGCGTATAAACCGATTGGCTTTTAAGGAAAACAAAATAATTAATATAAAATAACTGACAAAATGGATCATCTCTTGTATGCTCATTGTTCTTTCATCTCTCAATTTTGCGACTAAAGCTTGCCATAGTCTCATAAGGAGCCGTTATCTGCTTGGTTATGTCATTCTCTGTTGGGATTAAGCGGGTCACGCCCCCTCCTTCTGTAATTCGTCATGTGTGACGCCGTCCAGTAGCCTACCTGCGACCGTCTTGCCGACTTTTCTCATAACCGAGATTGGATATTTCGCAGACCGGAAATCTTTTCCTATTCGACAAGCAGTCCCGCTTAAATCTAAGCAGATACATTTACTGTCAACACGAGTGTATGCCTTATTTACCCAATGCTGAAACGAGCGGAAGCTATACACTTCCTTCCATGCCCCCTGTTGCTTAAAAAAGAAAGACACGCCATCATCCTTACACTGGTCTCTAATGCTACGCACCCAAGCCGGATGCATCGGCCTTGCGCCGGGGCCTGATTCGCCGCCTACGATTACCTGGTCAAGACGTGTTGCATCCACATATGAAAGGCTCTGTAACCGTTGCCGTTTTGCTAAATCAATGTGTGTCGAACGCCTCAAATCCAGCGCCCCCAACAACGGCTCTGCGCTGACAAATCTCACCGCAGCCGGTATCTGTAGCAAAATCGGTATGCGCTCATCGGCAGTCTGCTGATTCTCTACTGATACGCCGAGGTGGAGATTGGTAAAATGTTTGCCTTTACGTAATCTTATTATCTGTTGATGCATTTTGGGATAATTATTAGTCTTAATAATTCTATCGATCATACTTGGTGAATTATTTGCTATATCGCAAAAGTATTTTTTCATCCGTTCAGGCCGTTTTGTTAAAATAATAAAGGTATGCTGTGTTCTCATGGCAACTTTACACATAACTTGATCTATAAATTCAAACGGTACGTCCTCATGAAAAAGGTCACCCATGAAGCACACCCCGATACGCTGAGGCTTTTTCCATCGTAGCGGTTGCTCAAGACGATCTGGATGTAATGTAACTTTGAATGGGTTGTCTGTAGGATAACCGCACCTACCCTTAAGCCTGCTTGCCATGCGCTTAGCCCAACAATTATCACATCCTGGCGATCCAGAATGCGAGCATCCTGTGACAGGGTTCCATGTGCGGTCAAGATACTCTATTTTAGTTATTACCATCATTCCACCTCCGTAAACGGCTCAAGGGCTTTCTTTAGGTCGTCAGCAATGCCACATCTTCTACAGCTTTCAATAACTTCATTCGCAGCATCCACCAGATCGTTTATCTTCTCCTGGCTATGTGGCGTCAAGTATACCGGTCGGGGATCGTCTTCCCAGGTTAGCCCTTTGCCGATAGGGTGACCTTCTGATAGTTCATAGTGTTCTCCACCCGATCCACTTCCGTCTGACTGATCTAGCACCCAATGAGTTCCGTCCCTTACTGGTTTTTTAGTGAAAAAGCATATACTGTATTTAAAAGGACTTTCATATTTATCCCTCGCCACCCATCCATCAGGTTTATTGCTCATGTTTATCTCCTATTTTTCCCAGATGCTGCCAAATTAGGGTCTGCCTTATCCAGCCACCTAAGCAGTCCATTAAACATGTGCTCTTTGTTCTTAAATTGCAGATAGTTAGGCTGACCGTTCTCTCCATCTTCTTTGTTTTTTAGATGAAAACTTTCCAACTGAAATAACATCTCATCTTCAGGCAACTTCCTGTCAATTTGCTTCCTAAAAACACTAAGCAAGTTGATTTGATCTTGCCTTGAATTGCCCAGTGGCTTGTTAAACGTCCTGAAAATATACTCTATACGGCTTCTGATTTTGCTTTCGGGTGCTGGCTTATGCTCAACATTCCCTGGCTTGCTATTTCCCCAAGGTTTATCCTGGGTACTTACTTTGCTATTGCCTTCGCTATTGTTTTTGTCTTTTAAAAAAGTATTTAATTTTTTATTACCCAGTGTAGAGCCGTTAGGTGTAGCTCCATCTCCCCTCTCAGACTCTCCCCTCTCTACACTCAAATCTCTAATCTCTAATCTCTTATCTACACTCTCTACACCTACACTCTCATCGGGTACGGCACCCGATACGGTATGGGATAGGGTATCCGATAGGGTATTTGGAGATTGTGGCCATAGGTCATCTTCGAATTTGCTACGCTGTAAGGTTTCATTGCAATATCGTTCATAAAAACAGCATGTTATCTCTTTAGGAATATTCCTTTTTGATAGCTGCTTATCAATACTAATCTTAAGTTTCGAGCTTAATGTTCCTTTCTCAAGTTTAAATGTCTCCCAGAGTGACTCAACCACAAATATCCACCTTCTAATCGTTAAGATTTTACCAATATCACTTAAGGCTTTTAACCCTTCATTTATTACCTCTTCTGTCATACCGGTTTGAAATGCACATTCTTCCAAGTCAAATTTATAGATTCCAGACGGTGGGTTCTCCTCATTTGTAATAAGATAGGTATAAAGGAGGATGTAAAGCGGGGCCTTTTGCGACGCAAACCGAACAACGGTCTTGCTGCCCCAAAATTTAGACCTGAAATAAATTGATTTCACTACGATACCTCACTATTTAAACTATTATCATGTCGCACAAATACTGCTGTTGATATTTCAAGTCTACGCAAAACCGATGTAAGCATAATCACTTCATTTCTCTTGCTTACTTCTCCAAAAACTTCTGACTTTTTGACCACATATATTCTATTGGCAGTTCCCTCAAGCAATCCCCATCCCTCTGGTAACTCTTCTGGTTTAATTAATCCCCTAATGGCAAACATATATCTAAGGCTTCCCATACCCATATATGGATTTTGTCTAAAATATTTTTTCTTATCTGACAAAAAGTCTGCTCTACTTGCCTTACACTCAATTAATAGTGAGTTACCATCGCAAGACCTAAACCCTATGACATCAGGCACTTCGCCTGCATTGGTTGATAACTCACTCAAAACAACTGTATAGCTTTGGCTGTTTCTAAGCCAAAGACTTGCCCGTTTTACTAATGCTTTATGTGTTATTTCAGCCACTACACTATATCCTTTTACTATTGAGTACGATTTTTTCTTCTGGTTTTTTAAACACTGCTTGGGATACCGTTGGGCTTATGCCAAATTATACTATTACGAATTATCCAGCCAGATTCAAAGCAACCGATCGCAAACCTCTCTGGAATTAAACACATGGATTTGGGTTTTATTTTTGATCTTCTGGCTGTCCTAGGTAATGCCCCTGCAGGGAGATGTTTCCACCAATTACCATAGCCGCCTTGGCCACTACCGCCATAAGTGTCGCCCAAGTTCACAAAGCACACACCGTCATCCCGCAGCACCCGCCAGCATTCAGCCATGACCAGCATCAGGTGAGAGATATAAAGTTTTGGGGTGGGCTCATTACCAAGCTGACCACGCCAGCCGTCAGGCCATTCTACGTCATGAATATTATATTCACGCAACCCCCAATACGGCGGGCTGGTGATAATCGATTGCACTGATTTATCCTGTATAGGCATATGTGCTGCGTTGGCCTTAATCACTACACACCTCCATTAAGCGCCAACAAAAGGGTAAACCCCCAACGGCTTTACCCCAACCTCTGACAATACTTCTTCTATCTCCTGGCGGGACATGTCTATGTCATCTTTTAGTATATCCGTCACCCTGCCGTCCTTGACAACTTTAACTATGACACTATCAGGAGAATGCGCACCGATAATCTCTATTTCTGTGCCGTACTTAGTTTTTATTACCATCCCATACCTTATGTTTCCTGGTAAAGGTGCAATTATTTCCTGCGCTGTCATCCAATCGCTTCATTAAATAATCTGCTCTTTGCTTGTCTTTGCTGTGCTCATCTCTAACACGTACATGGATATTTCCAGTTCCTTTGGTTTTATGAGGATAAAATACCAACCTGACGCAATTTTCGCTGTATTTGAATAATTGGTATTCGTGCTTAACCCACACCAACGCTCCTGGTTCATTGGCAAGGTTTCTCTTGGCTAGCTCGTATTCTTTTCTGTACTGTTTTTTTATGTTCATTAATCCTCTCCTTAAATTCACGCGGCGGCTGGACGTGACTTTTAAAAAGCACTTTGATTACTGGCCGTATATATCCGGTTACAGCAAACCCAGCCGCCGAATCTGTTATTTATGTTTTAATCTTTAGCGTATATCCAATTCAACCTCTACCCATTCTTTTGCGTTTTTTATGGTGTCGAATAGTTTGCGCTCCACAGTCCCTCCAGTAGTCGCTACCCATTTGTTTCTGTCCTTGCCTTGTCCACCGTTTTTCTTTAGGTTGGCCATCCAGCACATCTTTGATTTAACAGCAGATAAAATCCACCAATCTCCAAGTTTGTCCCACCTAACAGGCATTTTTTTCATGCCATTCTCCCTAAACAATGTTTACAGTTTATTTCATCTTTATAACCATATGAAGTTAAAGCCGTATTTAGTGTTCGTCCGCAAGCAGTTGACACCTTTTCATCATTAAAAAGATGTATCTTCCCTCTCCATGGAGGATTTTGATAGCCTTTCCATCCGGGTCGTATTGCCTGGATTAAGTCTGCGGTTTTTCTGCGTTTCATGAGCTATGTTCCTTGGTTAAAGTTTGCAGCGGCTGTCAGCTGCTCTGCGCTGCCGTTGTAGGGCTTACACGTCTTTACGATGTCAGCCAGCCGCCGCAAGGTGTTATTTTTCGCTTGCCTTCTGGTCAATTCTTCTAAGAGCAACCTTAAGCTGCTCTTCTGTCATTTTGTTTAAGGCCTTCGGGAAACCTTCCTCTGCACGGATACACTCCCACGACTGGTCGCCAATTATGCCGATACCCTCAGTCACCTTTACTTTCAAGGATTCAATTCCATCCGTTGGTAAAGTGGGTTGTTCCTGTGGGGAGACAGGGACGGTTTTATTCTTCTCCGCAAGCTTCTCCGCAGTAGTTTTGGTACGGGGCTTTTTGTTTTTCCCCTGATCGCCACCATCAGTTTCCGGTGGAGTTATAACACTTGCCCAAGTGGCTTCTCCGTCCTTAATGGCTTGAAAAGTTGCCCTTAAATCAACTATTTCTTGGGGAGAGGTAGAACCAAGAGAGTGCTTTAGATAAGACTCCAAATCCGATGGCTTTACGCCTATAGAGGAAAAGGCATCCGCTATTTTCTTGCGTTGCTCGGCCAGGTTTTCTTTTACTTGACCCTTTAGAGTCTTTTGAATTTGCATAGTAATCTCTTCTTTTATGTCTGCCGGGATTAAGCGCAAGACATTGTTTCTGATCGCCTTAGAAACTAAAGCATTTTGTTTTATGGTCATTTCGTCTTCGGTCGGTCTTACAAAAAATACGGGCTTACCGGAAGTGTTCATACGAGACGGCTTTACCTCAATTTGACCTTCCTTTACTCTTGATCTCTCTAGTATTTTTTCAACGGTAACATCAGAGGAAAAAGCCATGTTGGTTTCAAGGTCGATTGTGGTTACACTCAGTATTCTTTTCTCGTCATCATCGTGACTAGTGCGTACAACCACCCGGATGTTACCCCATAACCTTGCTAGCTCCTCAGCCGCCCGGATAGACATACCAACAACATGCTTGTTCCCGCCCAATGGCTTCTTGTATAAAGCTGCTTCCGCAAATCCCTTCCTCTGGCTAGATTCCAACATCTTGTCTCTAGCGTCTAAAACATTTCTTGGCCGGTGCATAGCCATTGTAAAGCTAGCCTCAATTTCTGACTTTGCTGTTGCCGCTGAATGGGCAACCGCTAACTCGTTCTTTCCTGATAGTGCAATATCACTACTCATAATCACTTACCTCCCTTTTTAAACCTAAAATCAATGTGTTTTGACGGCTCGACTGAGAATCCCTTTCGGTTAACTTCCTTCCGAGTGTAAGCATTGCCGTCAGGCAACCTACCCACTGCCGCTTCTCCCATAAGGTGCAGCAAGTGAGCTTTTGCGCCGTCTATTACGCCCTTATACAGCTTGACTTGCTCTTTGGCCTCATTCATAGCGATATGCCAATTATGCGCCTCTCCGGGTAGCTCTATCGTTTCTCCGTTAGTTCCTGGATACATGCGCTTGAACAACTCCTCAGTCGTTCTGTGATTAAAATCCGGATCGGGTTGATTGACAGTCTTTACCCTGTCCCAAAAGTCGGCCTCTCGATCAATCAGATTGCTTATTAATCCCTCGTCTCTCTCCACGCTATAAATGCGAAAGTCATATCCTCCAACCAACACAGGTACGTCCATAACATCCTTGCCGGATACTGCTAAGTTGTGCTGGCACTGAATCAGTACCTGCTCCGGCACTTCGTCTGTGCCCTCTTCGCCCCAATCCCTGACCATGTAAGAAGATGTTGCCTTGCACTCGAGTGCACGCTTGCCATTCCCCAATACTTCCCGGTCAAGGTGACATAGCATCCAATCGTATTCCGGATGATGCAGTGTCCGATTGACTCTACGAATCTTATAACCTGTCCGTTCAGCGTATGTATCAGCTATCACGGCCTCAAGTTTATTGCCGAATTCAATCTTTTGGTTGTCGGAAAAATCGGGCGGTTCAGTCTGTCCGGTTTTCTCAAGGTATAGCTCAAGCGCCGTTTTCCATGGTGAGAGGCCGACCGCCGCCGCCGCATCGCTGCCGCCGATGCCGTTTTTTCTAATAATAAGCTGTTCTTCCGTTAACACTTATTTCCCATCCTCTTGACCGCCCACACCTCGTGTGTAGGCTTAGGTTTCTTTGTAGTATCTATTTTCTCCTACCCATCTCATTTACACAGTTTTATAATTCGTGTTTCAACCATTGTTCCAGAAGCTTTAAATGCTCCTTTTTTGTTCTTGCGTTCTTCAACAGAACGGTCAAGAATAAATTTCCTAAAGTTCAGAGATTTTTTGTTTCCCCTGAAAAACGGTGATTCGCTAACCACTGATACTAATACTCCGTCATTTGACAAGAGTGAATATGCATGCAAAACATGATCAATATCTTGTTGTTTTGTAAATGGTGGATTCATTATAATTTTGTTAAACTTCATTCCTGTAAACTCCAAGAAATCTAATGTATGGGCAATATACCCTTTCTCTAAAAGGATGTTGTTGTTTTGATGGTTCTGTTCTACAGCTGTTATATTAACTCCTTGCAATCCATTTGATTTTATGTATCTTGACATGCTATCTAAAATAGCCCCCTTTCCTGCGGATGGTTCAAGGATGGTGTCACCGTTTTGTAAGTCAGCCATTATTATCATTTCAGTTGCCATTTCAGCAGGTGTCTCAAAAAACTGCAATTCCTTCTTTAGGTTAATATGCTTACCTGAGGCAAGCATACGGTTAAAGGATTCAATTGGATCGCTGTCGAACACATGTCCTTTTGCTTTTTTATTCCATTTACCACCAATACCCTCTAAGCATTTATTTACTTGCAAATAAGTTTTTCTATCCATTTGCACATTAGGCAAGAACACAACATTCTCTTTAATGTTACATTTGTCAAGTATATCCACTGTTTTTTGTTCAATCATTTTCTTCCTCCTTTACATATTTGTTGTATCGGTTAATAAGCTGTTCTTTGGTTAAATTAATTGCTATCCTCGTTTATGTACGCTCGCAAAGCAAAGCCTTGATTCATTTATGATCTCTGTTTTGCCAGAATCCCATTTAACACATACCACATTAATTGAGCTTCTATGTCCGCTTTTGCCGACCTGAATTACGGTACCTTTGTCACAATCACCGTCTTTCAGGCTTACCATATCGCCTCTTTTGAATTTCATGTTCTCCGCCTCCATGTCTATGGTGCAGTGATATTTATAGCGATAGTGCTAAATACGCAACAACCACGATGATTAATACTGCTACCACCTCAACGACTTCCACAAACTGTGCAGCGGTATTTATGTCTTTTTTTAGTTCTTCAATTGCTTTCATAATATACCCTCCGTCATCTTGGCCTTGGCCTCTGGTAAAGGTTCCGGCATGTCACCATCCAATACCTTGTTTGTCTGGACACGACAAATTACCTGTATTTTGCGAATCTCACACCATTTACAAGCTCCACCGAAAGGAGGTTCACAGCTCAAACAATAATTACTTGCAAGCTCACCAATTTTCCGAATCCTTTCCTTTTGCATATCGCAGTTAGCACAAGCAGGTTTAGTCATGACTCGCTCCTTGATAATGGTGTGAATGTAAAAGCGATACTACTTTTTTGGGCTTAAGGCGAACAGACCTGTTCTCTTTGAGTTTTTCAATATTTTCATAATATTCTTTAATGTCTACCATCCACCGGCGACCGTCTTTTACGGCATTGCCCAAAATACCAGCTTTCCTACGGTTTATAGTCTCCTTATAGGAAAGACCAGTTTCCTCCATGAATTTTTTTTGGGTTATCCAGGCCATGACTACGCCTTGTTTTTATGCATATATTTAATCCCGTATTCGGATAGCTCACTGAATACTTGGTTGATTTTATCCGCAAGAAATGTTTCAAGTTCCTCTGGTGGTTCTATGAAGTCACATCCGGTTATATTCTCAATGTTTTGGATAATCTCAGTACGGAAGAGCATTTGCGAAAACACCAATCTTTCTATTTGAGACATTTGGTGTTTCTTACAGTGATCATCCATTGCAAGAACAAGCCGCATTATTTTATCTCTATCGATATCGGTAAATTTATTATCTTGATTGCTCATGCTTCACCATCGATTTTGGATAAGACCTCGGTTATCTTTTTTAAATTACGCTTTAGCTCAGGCTGACATCTATGAGCTGTCAAGGCTATTTTCATGATTTTATACATCTCAGGAGCAGCAGCTATTAGGCGAGCATTGGCATTTCTGGCTTTTATGGCAGATGTTTGGGCTTCAAGGGTTTTGTCAAAAAAGTGTGGAATAAAAATCTTAGCAAGAACTTTCGGGAATTTTTTGTCGCCTCCCAGAATAATTTTATTGTCTAATGCTTTACTTATTGCCCACGGCCCCGGTGTAAATTTAGGCTTACTCATTGGCGGCCTCCTCAATTACCGCTTGAATTGCGGCCATTATTTCAGGGTTCGGCCACTTATAATTTGAAGATACCGATAGTAAGCCTTGTATGTATCTTCTGCTTACCCAGCCTTCTCCCATTCGCTTGACGACTAGTTGGGCCACTGCCTCATTAGTTAATCCCTTATTAGCCATTTCCTGACGTAGGCCGTCCAGGTCATATTTTGAGACATGCAGATAGTTTTTATATTTTTTTTGCTCTTTAGGGGTTGTTACTTTGTTCATGATGTGTTAACCTCGTTTAGTTGGTTAAGTTGTGTTAAATTAGTTAACTGAATTCATGTATAAAGTATATAGCCATAACTCTATGTTGTCAAGGAATAGTTTGCGAATAACTAAATATAGTAAGGTGTATAACAATGCTAGAGGGTAATATTAAAAATAGAATCAAGGAGTTACTTGAAGAAAATAATATTAAAAAAACTAGACTATCTGTTGAAATGGGTTATAGTCCAACATTTTTAAATAGTATTATTGGCAACAAAAAGAGCATTTTTAATATTGAACACATAGAAAAAATATGCGGCGCTATCAACTATCCGGTCTCGCAGCTATTCGCCGATGTTGAACAGAAACCAAAGAGCTTAACACCGGGCAATATTGATGCCCAGACATATCAGATGTTTGCTGAAATGGAAAAAGAATCAGGGGGCTTTTTAATGGGGCTCAGGGAGTTATATGGTAATGTCACGAAATTGGCCCCAAAAAAACAAAAGATGCTAATGTCTTTATTGGTTAAAACCATGGACACCTTTGCGGGTTTTGCAAAAGAAGAGGCAGCGTAAACACTAATACTTTAACAAAGGATTAATATGGCTATTAAAAAATGTAAAGAATGCGGTGCAGATATTAGCACAAAGGCTGAGAAGTGCCCAAAATGTGGTGTTCCGTATCCGAGTATATCATTAAAAAGTATTGGCAAATTGTTTCTTTGGTCTTTTGCCGTAATCATTGCTTTGGGATTTGTTTTCGCATTGTTGGCGGATGGAGATTCAGAACAACCGACAAAACAAGAAATGCAAAATGTATTTATTAAAGATACCTGTGAACAGCTTACAAGTTTCTTTGGCTCTACATCACAACATTCTGATTTACAAAAAGACGAATACTGGAAGAATTACCAGGGTAAAATGTTTGAATGGCCGCTTGTAATCACTGAAGTAAGTGCTGGCTTTTTAGGTGGCTATAATGTTCAGTGCAAATGCCTTAAGTCCAATTCGCTTATTTCTGATATTTTAATTTCTTACGAAGATGATGCTAAACGATATGTGCTAAAACTGCAAGTGGGACAAACTTATCAGCTTAAGGGAATTTTAAAATCCCAAACAACTTTGTTGGGGCTATCTGCTGACGGGATACATTAACCGGCACCCGGGGGAAAGCGGTAACCGGCACCCTGGGGAAATACAATAATTGGATGAATTATGCCTACTATAAAACAAGATAACCGAGGTTCTTGGTACCTAAATTATTCTGTTGAAGGAAAGCAAACCCGGCGCTTTTTCGGCAAAAATGCACAAGGAAAGCAATTGGCGGAACTTGCCCTGGCCGATATAACGCAGAAAATCCACCACAAAAGGATGGGAACAGTAGAAGAAATACCAGCCGAACAGTTCTTCATTGAATATCTAGATTATTCAGAATCGAACAAAGCAAAACGATCCTACCAAAGAGACTTGACAATCATTAAAAACTTTGAGCCTATATTCAGGGGAAAGAATCTGTCTGAAATTGGCGCCAAAGAGGTAGAGGCATATAAGAGAAACCGGCTAAAAGTGGTTGTCAAGTCTACCGTAAATCGGGAATTAAATACCATAAAGGCGGCTTTCGGCTGGGCGGTAGAATTGGGCTATCTAAAATCAAATCCTATAAGGCCCGTCAAACGATTTAAAGAGCCCAAGAGCTTGTTAAGGTTTTTCAGTTTAGACGAAATTAAGGCGATTATGGTTAACATTGAAGACAGGTCCGGCCCACTGAGTGCAATGATAAGCGTCCTATTGATGACTGGCATGCGCCGGGATGAGTTAATGCACTTGGAATGGACAGATATAAACCTAAAAGAAAACTGGCTATACATTCAACCTAAGCCTGACTGGACGCCAAAAACTTACGAGGCCAGGGTAATACCCCTGAGCAAAGAATTAAAAGAATTGCTATTACGGATCCCGCGGGATGGCAATTTGGTTTTTAATTATTGTCATGCTCATAGCCTATCACGGTCTTTCAAGGGGATATTAAAAAGAACTGGCATAGGAAGTGGGAGCCTGCACACCCTCCGTCACACTTATGCGAGTCAGATGGTAATGGCCGGGGTCGACATTGCTACAGTTCAAAAACTGCTTGGGCATAGCAACATTGCAACAACGATGCGTTATGCTCACCTGTCGCCGGAACACCTCCAGGAATCAGCACAAAAGTCACGCAGTTATTTCAACGCCATTGAAAAAGCTTCCAAGGGGGATAAGGGGAAGGTGGTGAACTTGGTGGATGTTTAGTTATTTAAGTAAGTCTCCACTTAGATAATTTTCAACTAGAAATTGAAATTGTTTGGCAAGTTTATTAAATGCTACTTCTCCATATGCTGGTGCCTCTCCATTTTGCATTCGAGTTGCATTAGCAACAACCATGGATTCTCTGTCTGTTTTTAGTGCTTCGAAAACGCATTGCACTTTAAGCAATTGTTCATCTCTTAGCTTTCTAGCATTTTTACACTTTTCATCCCATTCGTCTATATTCATGTTGGCTTTCCCCAGGTTGGCTCGTTTACCTTCCTTGCCTGCTGAATCAATCCACAGCTCATGCTCTGCTAATATTTTGGCTATGTCCATATCCAGTTACCCTCCATTATTTTTCCCCGGCTTGTCCAGGTACTCAGCTATGGCCTGCCTGCATATTTCTGACATGCTGGTCTTCTGTCCGGTATCTTCATATGCTCGGTTAACCTCCCTCCGCAACTTTACATCCAGGTCTTTCGGCAAGTAAATCATTATTTTAACTGTTTTGGCTGACATTATTTCCTCTGTTCGTTTATCCTTAAGTTTTGCGGCGGCTTCATCTCCGTACTTATTCTCATTAATCTTTCAACTGTTCTGGTAAGTCCAGAGACTCCATATTGGGTAGTTCTGGCAGTGCCGTAAGGCCGGTGCAGCCCCGTAAGTCCAGAGACTCCACATTGGGTAGTTCTGGCAGTGCCGTAAGGCCGGTGCAGCCCCGTAAGTCCAGATGCTTCATATTGGGTAGTTCTGGCAGTGCCGTAAGGC